AATTTGTAATTGTGCAGACACTGCATCTGATGGCTCACCATCGAAATTTGTCCAAGTATCAATATTATCCGCTCGATTGTCGATGTTATCGCTTACAACATAACCAGAGGCGACCATTTTTGATGCTACCCTTGATGTATAAACCGCGCCCAAATCCAAACTATTTGCAAAGTAATATTCGCCGTAAGACTCAACAATGCCGACTGATGCAATTTCCGTTTCTAAGAACTCGCCAGACTCCATTAATATTTTAAATCCATCTTCGAAAACAATTGGATTTGGCGCACCATCAAGGCGCAATACCGAACCAACAACAATGGTATCTTGAGTATTACCGTTAAATGATGGCTGCTCTGTCAGTGTTGACACAACATTAAAATCTAAAATATTCGGCACGGTTGTCAGTGCTTGTATCTCATTGGTTGCGAAATTGCCGCTGCTGTCTACCGCTTTTGCAAGATACGTTCCGGCCAATAATGGCAATACAACATTTGTGGCAGTGCCTGCTAGAGATTCGCCAATATCAATACCGTGCGCCCATGTAACACCACTTAGCATTGGCGTGTGTCTAATCCGAATATAGCCGCCGTGTAAAACGTCAATATCGGTGACTCTATCCCATTGTAAATGCGCTGATCCGTCAATTGCTCGAACACTAAAACCGCTCATTTTTGCAGGTGGTGTGGTCAATCCAACAAAAAGAATCGCCCCTGTTGTATTCCAAACTGAACTGATACCAATGGTATTAATTGCTCGAACTTGAAAATAGTAATCACCGGCGGCCAGATCGTTAATATTGGCATTTAATGACTTGGTATTGGTTACATACTGCCAAGCGCCTGAGCCGTTTTTATATTCCACGTCATACGATTGCACAAATGCATCTGCAGGTGCAGCCCATGATAAAAGCGCACGAGCTTGCGCACCCTTACCCATTGTCGTATATAGTTCTTCAGAAACAGATAAACCAATGGGCGGTTCANTGCTGAAACATCCGGCAAATTGGTATTTGGCGCACCGTCTGATACTTGAATAGTACCATAATCATAAGCGTTTGCATCGTATTCAATCGCCATTATTCGTACTTCATCATTATTTTGCAACGTGATGCGCATTACTCGAAATAGCTTGCCCGCATTTGAATTGATCGTTTCCCAACCAGTTGTGCTGTGTTTAATATAAACAACATCGCCCACTTCTACCAATAATCCATCAATAGTTGCGGTAAATTCGCACGTAATAGCTTGGCGGGATTGATTAAGATTGATCGTAGTGATCATTTTTGCGCGGTCAATGTCCGAAGTAAAAGGAAGTTCAATAGTTTTTTCTAATAACAAGCCATTATCTTGCGTGCGCAACGTTGTCGAATCAACAACTGCAATATCAGGTTGCCAGTTCCTTTCAGGATTAAAAAAGTTAGTACGCATTCGATTGAATTGATTGTTTTTGTGGCCTAGACTTATAGACCATGCACCAATAATATTATCTTCGCTAAAAGTAAAAGCGGCCGTTTCAGGCTTATCAATCACTAGCTTATACTTGCCACCAGTGAACACTAGAAAACCCCTGCAAGCCGTCAATAATGACTTAAGAATTTCCATCGAACCTTGCGCCGTATCAACTACACCATTTAACGTATAGCGTTTTTTACTAACGCCACCAATTGTGATCATGTTGTCACAATAATTGGCTGCTGCATTAAAGGTTGCAGAGTCTATTAGAGACGTTTCAATCCCACGACCATAACGGCCATTGATTAAATAGTCTCTGATACACAATGCCGGATTATCACTCCAAGCGGTGGTTGATGTGCGCGAGTCGTAAACCTTAACGCCTTTTAAATCGGCTGTAATTGTTGGCAGGCCTGATGGGTAAACTTCTCTATCAAATTTAAGTTTTGCATATATGTATGCCGTACCTTTTAAAGCGTGCGCAGTACCCCAATCAGTATCAGTGATTACAATACCCGTTTGTGAATCACTGCCAGTTTTGGTGGTAATATCTAAAACCCCATCAAATCGATCATCTGTTGATAAAACATCATTTAAATAAATGCTTTCAAACGATTCAATTTCACCTTCGCAAATGGCAATAATAACGTGAAGATACTCATTCTTATTACCTGTTGCCTCAATAAATGCACGCGTACCACCAATGCGCCGAAGGCCATAAACAATGGGGATGGCTGCATCATTTGCTGACTTATTTAGTAATATTCCTTGGTCTGCTTGGGTGTTATTTTTATTGTCACTAAACTTTCCGACTAATGCGCCAGCCACCACAGCGCCCAATATTCGAGCAGCCAAAACACTACCGCCAAACCATCCCGCAACCATAGTTGAGCCGCCAATGACACTGGAAATTTTCATGCCGATTATGCTTACAGCCACCGCATTACCTCGATTAAATTTGGCACATCTTTTATGGCTACCAATTCAACGCCGCTTTGCTCGGTAACAATAGCGACTTTTGCACCTAAGCAAACGCCAACTGATCGCCATTTTTTTTCGTGTGCCAGTCTTTGTTCCATTACTACAATGTCACCTGTTTGCATCAAATCATAATCAACACTTTTGAAGCTGTATTTTTTAAGGTGATCACAAATATCACCATGTTTTTTTGCATACTTCCAAGCTGATTTTTGGTCATGCCATAAGCCTGTCATTTGCTCGCGGCGATTGTCACCGGTCATAACATCCATTGCACCAAGCACGAATAATGGGCAATCATGCTGGCCAAATTCAAAAGGCCTTCCGATTTGACCCTGAGCGTAATAAATAAGAGCAATTTCAGTTTCTGGCAACATCAAACCCCCCAAGCAATATCAGCTATAAGTTCAGAAGAATATTCAAAACCACGATCACCCGCATAATGAATTTGTGTCTCTTCATGGTTAGTATGGCGACCAGTGATCCTGCCAAAATCAACCCAAGCATTTGTCGCGCTCACACTAACTGAGGCCGTGCCATCGTCTGGGTTTTCACTAATAATTGGCGCATCCATACGCCCTTCAAAAATTAAAACGGGGTCAACAATTAACGCCTGAGTATCATTTAAAAATGCGGTGTAAATCTTAACTGTTCGATCAATATATTGATAATTTAATAACCGACTAACCCATGTTGTTTGAACCCCTGACAATGACAAAGTGATACTTGAAACCATCACTTCGGCCGCCTCTTCAATATCTGAAAAATTTAAAAATTCACCGTATGCTTGATAATTATTACTCGCAAATGTGATGGCCTTATAGGCATCTGTCATGTAAACAAGCTCATTGTCAAAATGCACAGAAACCAAATGCACTGGGCGGTTTTGACCCTTGACAATTTCCGTTTGAAACGCTGAAGACGATCCGCGATCCATTAGCTTACCTCTACGAGCTTAATGCTAAAGCCAACAAGCTGATTGCTTGCAACGCTCATCACTTGTTGATCATTAGAAAATGCAACTGTAAACGCTACATCTTTATAATCAATCGGATCTTCGTGTGCCACATCTTTCATCAAAGGCGGTTCAATCGCTAATGTGGTGGTTGAATCTGCAGTTAATGTGTAAACCTTATCATGGCCAGAAAATTTAATAAAATCTCCGGCTTTTAAAGTGCCAGTTAAGCCATTGCAAGTAATTGAAGAATCACCAGCACTAGCAGCACCATTGGCAAGCAATGCACCCGTAGCTGTGCCGCTCGTATCTTTGTATATAGGCGGCTTATAAGTAAAGGTGTTGAATTGCCCTTGTTGTTTATTAACAAACGCCCAAATCGGCGCAAATTCATCACGGGTCATAGGTGCGAATATGGCATCAATCAACCAACGCTGCGAGCCTTTAGATCTGGCTTGTCGTTTTAAATTATGAGACACACTCACCAAAGTGGGTGAAACCCCTGTAATAGTAATAGATTTGGCAACTGGTGATATAGGAAAACTCACAATGCGACCGCCTGACCATTGCGATTAAACGCCTGTCTAATAACGCCAACGATTGTTGGTGCATTTTGGGCAATTACTGATGCTGCTGTCCTCGGATCAAGTGCGTTGATTTGTGGCGAATATGTAACGTTAATAGTTGTGGCATTTGCACCACCACCACGAGTGTGATCAATTACAGTCTCATTTGGATGTAAGATCGCAGCGAAACCACCTTGACCATCAATGCCGCCTGATCTCGCACCAGAACCAGTAAAACCACCGCCGGCAGCTGACACACCAATCCCATCAACCATATAATTACCACTGGTCGGCTTGAATAAATTAGAAAACATATTTGATAATGGTTTAGTTATGTTTTCTCGCACTTGCATGCGGATAACATCCGCCATAATAGAGCGCGCCATTGCTTTGAAATCGCTCTTAATACCCATGAGCATATCAACAATTGCATCTTCGGTTTTTTTCATAGCTGCTTCGGTTATTGAAGCGATCGTTAATGATCCGTTTGTGACTGTTTTTTTGTATTTTAAAAATCCATCTGTCATGTGATCCCAGATTGTTTTTTCAGTTGACTTTGTCAATGTAAAAAGATCTTCACTTTCTTTGGAAAATTTTTCAATTTCTGGAATTGATTTTTTTAGCACATCAAGCCAACTATCTAAATTAACTCTGGATGATATTGTCCTTGTTTTAACTAATTCAAGTTCTTTGTTGAGTTCTGCAAGCTCCTTTTTTAGTCTTTTTTCAATTGAAGCGCCAGACCTTCCAAAAAATGGTTTATTCAATCTTTCTTTTGTTTTTTCAATATCTTTTAATACTTCATTGACCGGTCTTAAACCGCCTGCCCATGTTGGCAAAATACTATGCAATTTATTATTAAAATCAATCAGGCCGTTGCCCATTGATACAAATGCTTCAATAATTTTGATGGCCATGTTGATGATACTGCGAACAATAGAATGGGCAACCTTTTTAATGCCTCCGCCGTTTTTAACCATTCCGGCTGTCCACTCTCTAAACTTATCACTCAAATTTTCAATGAGTGGTGCAAGTTTGGCAACCACTTGATGAAATACTGTTGTTATAAAATTTGACAATCTAAAAATTGCATTATTAGCAGCCTCAACACCTTGCACGGCTTCATTGCTCAACACCATTCCGAGTGTGTCAGCTTCTTTGATGGTGTCCTTAAAGGCCTTTGAACCATCTTTAAGCATATTCACCATTGCAACACCTTCAGAGTCAAACAGCTTGAATGCAAGCCGTAATCTTTCTGCTGGGTCTGTAGTGTTTTTTAATGCATCTGCAACTTGAGACAATAGGCTAGTTGCTGACAAAATACGACCATTAGAGGATTTCAACTCAATGCCCATATCTTTCAACGCCTGCTTTGCTTCGCCTGTACCTTGTGCAGCCTCACCGACTCTACGTGTAAATCTTTGCAAACCCATG